GTCACCGTTAACATTCCTGTGACAAAAGAAGTGTTTGAAGCTTGGGAAAAGCTGGATGGATATCAAGGCTACGGGAAGAAAAAAATAACGGTTGATATTTTTTTCAAAATACCGTATATTAAGAATATAAGAAATGGAGATATAAACATGGATCAATATGTTTTGGGCTTTACTCAATCGATTCTTGCAGCTGATAAGAATCAAGATTTGGATGCAGTTGTCGTATATAATATCGTAGAAAAGCGCCATTGTGGAAATGGTTATTTTTCTATGGATGGTATTTTTGATGATCTAGAAGCCATCTTAGGCTTCGATCGTGCTTCTGAAATTCTCAATAACTGCTGATAGGAATTAATATGGAAAATCATGATCACAATCTCAAAGTCACCGTTAACATTCCTGTGACAAAGGAAGTGTTTGAAGCTTGGGAACAGCTGGATAGACATCAAGATTATCTGCTAGAGGATTTTGATATGTTCATTTACGAAGCTTTGAACAAATCTTTTTCTAGGCATCAGGTAAACAATTATATCAAGTTTGCTATTCAAAATGCTCTTAATGCTATCGAAGAAGCGGACCAGGAGGTTTAAAATGTCATATGTGTTAGTTATGATTGTGTCGTTATCTTTTACGGGTGCCGAGAAGTCTAAAGTGACTATTGAGACTCCTATTAAAGATGCTAAGCAATGTGAAATCTCATCCAAGATGGTTGCAAAAGAATTTGCTTCATTGCATCCTTATATTACATGTGTGCCAAAAATATGATAGTGCATGTTCGTAATACTCATCCTCATATGGGTCGTGATACTTATACCTACGAAGGTGACGTTGTAGCTACTCCTAAATGGGTTCCTTATGATGCAATTGCTCTTACAACTACTGAGTCTAAGTTTCGTGTCCGCATTATTGATAAGTCTAATATCATCTCAATAGACGGTCAAGAATATAAAAAAGAAAATAAAATAAAATCAGACATACAGACTTTTTCTGTTGCCGGTTCTAAAGGTAACGTGTATACTGTATCTATAGGATCAAAGTTTAAAGAATGTACATGTACCGCATTCACATACCGTAGGACATGTAAACATATTAATGAGGTATTAGGTAAATGATACAATGTAATATCAAAAATGAATCATCCTGGTTGCCAGAAGAATCAATCATCAAGATTGAGGACAAATATAATGCTAAGTATGTATTTGAATCTTGCTTAAAGAATGTACATGGTGATTGGGCTAATTTTCCTGTAGCTATCTTCTACACAGAAGAGGCTCATCCTCAGGGATCTAATTACTTTGGTCTGTATAAGACTGAAGATGGTGATATTATGATCACCAATGGTATCAGAGCTACAGAAGAACCTTTTTCTGGAGTAATGGCTAAAAATGGTGATGTTATATATTCTCGTTATCGTCATGATTATCGGACTTCTGATGATGGCTCTGTTTTCGTTGATGGAGGCAGAGACTACTTTCGATCAGGTGTCTATGCTAAAGAACAATATGTCTCATTACGAGTGAATAAGGATAAGTTGGAGGTCTATGAAAATGTTTAATGATTATAAGGTAACCTATACCTTGCGAGTTGAAGCTGTAAATAACGATCATGAAGAACATCCAGATCAGTCTATTGAGTTGTGTTTTGATGGTACTGATAGGAATCTTCATGTGGTATTAAGTCAAGTTGAAACATTCCTAAAAGCAACAGGATATCATTTTGACCATTTGGAGGTAGTACGATGAACAGACGTAGTTTCTTTGCATTCTTACCCGTAGCACCTCTTGCATTAGTTGCAGAAGGAGCGAGAGCTGTAACAGCTGATGGGGCACCTATTCCGGATGCAACTCAAATAGTTATTACTGGTACTAAAAAATATAAACCAGTAAAAACAACATATGATTTAAGTTTTAATATGCCACAAAATGATCCAAACAAGCAAGTATCTATGGCTGTTGGTGATGATGGTGATCTTTGGTTGAAACGTAGAGATGGTAATTGGAGAAAGGTAGTAACAGAATGAATGATTTAAATGTAGAAATTCATACTATGGAAAATGATGTTTCTGATGTTCTTGATGATGTTAATAAAGAAACTCCCGCAGAACGGGCTGCACGTAGGGATCGAGAGGATCGTCGTTGGAATAAGCAATGGGCTTTAGATAAGTCTATTGAATGGTGTAAGCATATAAATGACCTTGTAGCATCACCAAATAATGATGTGCAAGGTGTTATTATGACAAGCTCAGATGTACATACCATTGCTGATGGTTTTTATTCTTGGCTTTATAAAGATTCTAAGTAAAAGAAAAGGGACCCTTTCGGGTCCCTTTTTTAGTTGAGCAGGTTAACCCTGCTTTTTATTAGAAGATGTTAGCGATAATTGTTCTACGATAGTATGAGTTAGTAGAAGCAGAAATAACACCAAAGTTTGAAGTTTGTGGAGTACCCTGTACAGATTGAGCAAATGGATTTGCAACCATTCCGTAACGAGTCTTGAATCCAATCTTTGGTTGGAAGTCAGCTTGACCAACTGCACGAACCATTTGTAGTGGAACGTATGGGCAATAGAAGATACCTGCATCGAATGCATTTGCACCCTTATAACCAACAGTCATGTAGTTACCAGTAGTATATGGATCTACGTATACGCGGAAACGACCATTTAGAACACCAGCGAATGTATTACCTGTATCATCAACTTGTAGGTTGTTTGATGCAAGAGCTGGAGTGTAATCAAGAACACCTGCCATCTGAAGTGCAGAAGCTACGTCTGAAGAACAGATAACGATGTTACCTTTACCACGACGAGTATCACGAGAAATCTTATTAGCTTCTCTTTCAAGTTGGAACATAAGACCCTTGAACTTTTCAACTGACCAACGGCCGTTTGAATCAGTATCAAGATCGAAGATACCAGCAGTTGTAGTACCATCAGAAGCACCTTGACGAGCAGATACGTTAATAGTACGAATAACTTCACGATTGATTTCAGCAAGAATTTCTGACTGAAGAATGTTTGACAATTCAGTCTCAGCATCCAAACCATGGATAGCCTTTAGATCTTGTGCAAGTTCAATAGTGTATTCTGCCTTTAGAGCACGTGATACTGCAGTTACAGAAACCTTATCAATTGAGAAAGCCATTTCTGGGAATGTAGTACCTGTACCGAAACCTTCAACAGTAGTTGTAGGTGCACCAGTTTGATAGTTATAGCTACCAACACCACCTGTATTGTCTGGAGTAGTACCAACGTTATTAGCACCGATACCTGAACCAGTACCTACACCGAATGTACCTGTTCCATTGAAGCCAGCTGACATACCAGTGTTAACTTCATCATAGAATGTTTCAGTACCCTTAGCAGTTGAGTTAGCATATTGTGAGCGCATTGCAAAAATAAGACCAGTTGGACCAGTCATTGGCTGAACACCACAAATGTCATAAGCAATAAGATTAGGCATTGCACGACGAATAAGTGAAATCAAGATTGGATCATAACCAGCAACACCAGCACCACCACCTGCACTATACCCACCTGTACCAACTGCGTTGATACCTGTTTCATTAAGAGATGTAATTCCGTTGAAAGAACCACGAGCTGCTGCTTCTGAACTCATTTCCTTTTCAGTATTTTCTAGAAGTGTAGCAATTACTGAACGCTTGTGAGCGTTATCAATTCTTGGAAGATCAGAGTGTTCAAGCACTGGCTTCCACTTTGCAACTAATTCTTCATTTAAACCGTTCATTTGTATTTCTCCTTTAGAGTGTTTATTAATTTATTTATTAAATCTTATCTTTTAGCAGATCTTGAAATTGAAGAAACGTATTTTTGCATATTAGGATCAAGTGAAGGACCTCTTACAGGTTCTTCGACAGTTTCACTAAGAAGTTGATCCTGAGCAACTCTCACTTCCTGAGTCTTAGGGAAGTATGTTTCTTTAATGATAGCAATCTTCTTACGAAATTCATTAGGATCATTGTAGCTAACAGCTTCAGAAAGTTTAATAAATTTATCTTTCTGTGTATCTGTCATTCCTTCTGCCATTGAACTAGCAATTTCTGCAACATTTTTCTCAGTTACAACTTTTGATAATTCAATATTCTTTTCAGTTGTTTCATTTAGACGAGCCTTCATTTCTTCTAACTCGGATGT